ATTTACCTTTCTCATCACGCACAATAGATTCGTTTACAATTTCATCAACAGCCTGTTCGCACTCTGGCTGCATTGCCATGTTGCGATAACGAGAGATGAGTTCACCCTCATTCTTGAATGCTGTATCTAGATTTAGATACGTGCCATAGTACCCACCAATTGCGCCAGAGTTGATCTGAAACGCACCATCATCAGCAATTGGCGGTGCAATTGCGGGCTGAACAGTTTCTGGCTGTTCAGCTCGCTTGAGTTCGAACCCGAATAGTTTAATTGCCATAAATTACTCCATAATCAAAAAGACGACAATTGTCGTTTATTAGGCTGACAATGATCCGTCTGCTGAAGAACTTACTGGAGTAGCCAGATCACTGTTATTATCCACTGAATCATCTACAGTCCAGTACTGGTATGCAAATGTTACTGTGAATTCTTCCAGCATATCATTGCTACCCCAATCCAATTCAATTTGAGAAATATCACTTGGCCAGAGCCCAACGAAGTTATATTTCTTAATTGCTTGACCATTTTTACCGTAGTGAATAACCTTTGCTTCCTTGCCGTAATCTAGAGAGTTACGTGTTAGACGCAAGTTGCTCTGGTTAGTATTCAATACACGATGCCAGTCTTCAAAAATTTCACGCATGTTAAAGTTTTCATCATTGATAATTGTTACGTTCCATTCTGCGAAAGTACGATTACCAGCCAACTTTACCTGACGTCCGAAGTAAGGTACTTCGATTACACCCAACGTTGAACCTGGGATCTGCGCAGTCTTAGCCATAAAACGAAGTGTGTCGTTGACTCCACCGAAGTATCCTGGGATGCGACACTCAAATAGATTTGGGCGCGCACCATCCAAGTTTAACTTTCTTCTGAATCCGTCTACATTAAATGCCATTTGTTTATCTCCTTGAGATTATACTATTATATATTAGACGCCAGTGATTTCTTCAAAACTGACGCCAGTACGCAGAGCAACAAAATTCAACTGAATGAAGTTAATACTTCTAGCAGGTTTAATGAAGATATCTCCGACAAACTGGTTACGATCAATTACTTCTGCAGTGTTGTTTCTGCTATCGCAGACCACACGATAATCATAGATACCGCGACCAGCCTGTACTGATCTTAGGTATGGGTCTACTAGAGCAATAAACTGCGCTCTTGTAAACTCATCGTTAAACTCGAACAGACTTGCACGCGCAGCAGTAGAGATCGCCTTTTCTAGAGTGATAAACAGACGACGTACATTGATACGATCAAAGGCAGATGGCTTACCTAGTAGGGTCTTATCACCGAACAGATAAGTACCTTCACCCTGGAAAGTGCTCACTGGATTTACGTCATTTCTGTATAGTGTATCACGTTCAGCCTTACTTGGATTCCATGCTAGGCGTACAATGTTGCGAATCTGACCACGAACCTGACCAGCTGGTGAGAACCATGGGTCACGTGTTGCGTCAGTTCTTGCACAGACACCAGCAATGTCACCATTAAGTGGGATGAAGCGATAGACGTCATTGTACTTGTCGTATTGATACTTCCAACCGCTATCAGCCACACCATATGACGAGTTAGTTAGTCCCTCAGCCCAATTTGCTACTGCAGTTGCAGGATTCGTTCCTGTTACATTAGCCAATGGAGGTGATACGAAAGCCATACAGTCTTTTCTATCTGAGGCTATTCCGATTGCATAATTAGCAATTGTACTATTTGCACCATAAGGACCAGTCATAATCAACGAAAGATCGATGGCTGGATCTGCTAGTAGATCAAGACCAGCTACAATTCCATTAGCAACGTTGCTACCCTGGTACACACCACCTGATAATTCGAATGTTTGAGAATCGGCAGTAGATCGTAGATCACCGAATGTGTGGGTTGCGTTTGCATCTACACCCCAACCAACAACATTCGCACCACCTACTGATCCAGTTGCAATCCAATCCTCAGCAACGTTGTCAGCTGGTGTCGCACTTCCAGTGGTACTGGTTACATTGATTGTGACAACGTTTCCTGTTCCAATAGATAGCACTTCACCAACAATTTCTAGATTGTTTGCAGAGTTTGCAAAGGTTAGAGTGTCACCAACAAGCAATCCTGCTGATGTGTTCAGTGTAAACTCAATATCATCTCCGAGTGCAATTGCACTTGTATTTACGTTCAGTGATTGTGTGTTACTTGCTGTGAGCGAAATTGCTGAATTATATGGATGACCAACCCAGTATACCCAACGTGACTTGTTGAATAGCACGTCGCGATAGTATAGGCTGTTATTGTTTTCGTCCTTGGCATTTTTCGCTACAGAGGCAGTATACTTTTCTAGAACTGTGTTTGCTGCTCCGCTGATTGCGCTAGTTCTATCTACTACGACAATATAAACTTCATCGTTTGCGTTTGTATTATACTTCTCAGCAACGTAATAAGTTGTTCCAGGCTTACGATCAAACAAAGAACTATATTCCCATGCAGCAAAATCACTCTCATTACTGCTCTTGAACATAGAAATCTTTAGATTGTTTCCTAGGTCACCAGCATAGCGAGCAGCAAATACAGAATTTGCTACAGTGCTGTTATTTTCAATATAACTATTAGAGTATTCTGCAGAATTTTTAATTGTTACATTCTCACCTTCTCCAGCTTTAGTGTTTGCAGTCGCATTATTACTGTTACCTTGAAAGAATGGACGAACCACTAACAGATTGCTAGAATAACCTAGATAGTTAGCCGCAGTGTGGAAAGTGATTGCGGCATTACCAGAAACTGCTGGTTTGCCGAATCTTTCAACCAATTTGAGTTCATTTTCGATTGGTTGTACAATACCGATTGGACCCCATGGAAACTCGCCGACGATTGCGCCAACTGGTCCTGTTGGTGCAGGAACAATCGTAGTTAAGTCGAATTCTGTTACGTTCACGCCTGGTGATACTTGAAATGCCATTTGTATACTCCTATGAGTAGTAGCGAAAGTTTGCTATTATATTTAGTTTTTTCAGAATTTTACAACGTCGTCTGGATCTACTACAGTCCAAACTGCGCCCCCAGATACGAACATATTTTCCATTGATTCATCTCCTGGAAGAGGGAGAGGAAGCATTTCTTCTTCGATTCGCAACATTTGCTCTTCATATAGCCTTCTGCGAATGTTCGTATTACACATATCCGCAAAGAACTTTTGATTTGACATCCAGGCAAATAAAACGAGACACATCACCAAATCGTCGTGTGATCCGTCTTCTGCTTGAAATGCATCACCCTTATTTATAAAGGTGGAAAGCTGCATAATGATGTCGAAGTCCTCAATCTTGAGTTTATAAGCCTCAACTAATCCTTTCAGCAGCTGACAGCCGATACGTTTAGTTGCTCGAGTGGTTCGCACACCCCTCTCACCCTTCTTATTGCCTACAGCCCAGTTCAGTGTCAGCTGCTTTTTGATCACGATAGACGATAACAGATTGTCATATTCGTAGTCGTCAAACAAAGACTGCAAAATCTGTGAGCCAATGTCGTTGTTTTCTATTAGAATAAACGCTTCGTTGTAATACTTACCCATCTTTTGTAGGATAGACGGGAATACCACAGGAGGTATAGTGTTGTTCATATATTTCGCAACTACACGATAAGGCACAGCGGCAATATCTATCACCACGAATGCTGAATAATCTTGACCCTTGCCATGCGCTGTATCTGCAACTAACGTATATACACGACCTTCTATGGGCTTTTCATATATTGCAAGTCCAGGAACCGTTGCATCTATTTCAGGCTTCGTCCAAGTTAAAGATTTCAAGACGAAACCTGAAATGAGTGTGCCAGTAGAACCCTGGAACTCACATTCCATTTCTTGTAGATACTTATCATCGCCTAGAACGCGACGCTGTTCTTCTGCCCACTCTTCAGTTCGACCTGGGACCTCGCGCCAGCTGGCTTCGATGGGAACGAATCCATTCTTTCCTGCGGTGGCTTCGTTCCACATAGAATAAAAGTGATTCATACCATTCGGCGT